GAAATCGTCGAAAATCTGTTGCTGCATTTCGTCTAAAAAACGCTGCAGGTCCGGGTCATCCAGAAGCCGCTTGGCTTCACGGGCGTCCGACAGGATTTGCTGCTTGGTTTTCTTCGCCACGAACTGCATCCTTCACCATTTCGGCCTGCGCCTTCATTACTTCACGCGCAATAGCCGTGCTTTTCTTGACCTGTTCGGCACTAAGTTGCGCGCCGTACTTGGCCTCCAATTCAGCGGCCTTCATGTAGATGTCGATCTCCATCTGGTCGCGCTTCAGTTCCTCTTCCCGCATACTCTCTTCGCGCTTACGGGCCATCTCTTCACGCTTGGTCTGCACGTCGGCCTGAATTTGCATGATCTGCGCCTGAACAAGCTGTTCATTCACATCAGGCTGCGGCGGCTGCGGCGGGGGCGGCTGGAAATTCGCCGGGTCAGACCAGAAACGCGACGTGTCCTTGAAGCCAGCCAAGGCGGTCATCTCGGTCAATGTGTTGTACAGCTTGTCCAAGTCAGTCAGCGGATTGACCAAGCCAAATGTACCCATAGCCTCTTTCTGCATCTCGCCAATCTGGCGCAGCATCATCAGGCGTTCGCTGTCAGAGCCACGGCCCAGCGCGACAGTCGCAATGCAGTCCATGGACGCATCCCAGCCGCGCGGATCAATCGGCACGAACTCATTGGTTAGACGCACCATCCGCTGCATATCTTGGTTCTGCACGATCAGCCGCAAGATGCCCTGAAACAGCGTCTTCATGCCTGTCTCGGCGAAGATGCGCGCGATCATCTCGATGTGCTGCTGTGCGGCATTCACAGTCGCCGCAACAGCCTGAACCGTCGAGGACTGCAACGCATCAGCGTCGAGGCCCGCAGCGGCCTTGCTGATGCCAGTCCGCGTCTGCCGGATGTCATCCATGTAGGCCAAGACAGGGAAGGCTTCCTTGCCGACAAACGGCATTGACAGCGGCTGGACCTGACCCGGTGAACGCTGGCGGATAATTGCACCCGTCTCGGTGTTCATCACGTCTTCCAGATTGACCTGCCCCTCAGTCACAGCAACGCGAGGATGAATGGACATGGCCAAGCTGTCCAAAGTATTCCGCATCACCACAGACTTGATGCGCTGGATGTCCATGACGATGTCGGCAATCGACATGCCAAAGAAATCATGCGGCTCTGGATCAGGGCAGAAGGTGGCAAACGGCAGGGCATCGCAGGGCTGGTCGTCCAGAAGATCGTTGCCAGTACCAGCCACACAAACACGACGCAGTTCGGCGATCCCATCGCCGTCGCGATCCACCTTGATGTAGCACTCGGTATACGTCACCTTCCGAGCCGCTGGATCACTGCGGTCCGTATTGCGATGCGACAGCGCCGGGTTGCGGGTGTACCGCTCCACATTGGTGTCCATCTCATCGGTCGTGGACGCCAGCTTAACCACCTCATCGTAGTCGTAGCCCATGGCTACAAGGTCGCTGACAGTCATCACGCGGCGGTGTGCAACAAATTCAGCATCCTGCAGCGAGGTCGCCCGGCGGTCGATCAGGAACTCTTCCGGCGGCAGAGCCTCCACCTTGACCCGGCCCTCTGGCAGACGGTGCGTCACGCGCACGTCGTGCATCAGCGGCGGCTCCGGGGGCTGCATGCCCATGGCCTCCATCATGGCCAGTTCTTCCGCCGGGATTTCAGGCATCGGAGCGGGGTAGCTTTCCTGAACGTCCACGCTGGTGTTCGGATCGGCAGTCAGGGCCGCCAAGGCCGCATCATCCAGACCAGACATGTCGGTGACACGCACCTTGTACGACGTGTCCCAGTAAAACTTGATGATCCCAGCCTTGCGCACCAGCGCATCCTTGAACGCGCTGTGCAGCACCAAGAAGCCCGGATTGTCCTTCTGGAAGACGTAATTCACATATTCGGTGGCCTGCTTGGCCATCGGAACGTCTTCCGGCCCGCGCGGAACAAATTCCACAGTCTTGTCGCCGCTTGTAAAGACCCGCATCAACGACGGCATGATGGCCTGTACAGTATCCCGTACATCCATGCTGATGACTTGGCTGCGGCCCTCTTCCTCGTCGCCAAAAGGCTCGCCACGGTAATATTCCGTCGCCTTCGCCCGGACAGGCGAAACCACATTGTCGATGAAATCCTCGGCGTCCTCGATTTCCTTCGCGACGATCCCCTGCAACTCATCATCCGACATGTAGTCAGGGTTCACGATCTCTTGGACCTCATCGGTCAAGTCATTGATAGTCGGGTCCATGAGATGGCTCCTATTGTACCAAAAGGCCGGGTGTTCTTGGTGCTGGCTGCCCCTGCGCCATGGCTGCCTCTACGTCCGCCACAGAGACGCCCAAGACGGCAGCCGCGCCTGCGATGCCGTATTTCCGCACAATGTTGATGAGGTTTTCGTCAAAGACGACGAAGTTGCGGGAGCCTTCGCCAGCATTGCGTGACATGGCGTCAAAGTATTTGATGCCGGGGATGCCTGCTTCGCGCATAAACTCTGCCCTCGCAGGCGCGCTAGGGTCAGACATGGTGCGAACTTTGTTGATGTCTCCACCAGCCATCTGCAAAGCCTCTTCGTAAGTTTTTGCACCCGGCCCCCAGCGACCGTCGTCGCCCATCACGGAAAACCTTCTTTGGGCCGCACGGAACCACCCATCTTTACCAGTAAGTTCTTTCCACGGTTCAGGCATCACCGCTAAACGCTCTGCTGCGGCCTTTTCCTGAGCGGTGAGCGGCCCAAACAAATCTTCAAACGTGTCGCCTTTGGGGGCGGAGAACAGACCGCGCAGTCTAGCTTTCTCTGCGGCAATGACTACAGGGTCAGAGTAACCGAGCCGTTCAGCAACCTTTGGTTGCTCACTCAGCGGCTTATCCCAATCAAGGAAGTCTTCTGGGTTGGCGTTGATGTTGACTTCGTACATGCGACCACGGGCTGGGTTCCTCTCAAACCGCACGCCATCATTCTCTTTCACGAAATCAAGAACCTTCTGCGCTTTTCGTGTCAGTTCATCCCGCAGGCCACCTTTTCGCGTCTGCGCCCACTCAAGTTTGTCCTGTGCAGCCTTCAGAAGTTGGTCGTAACTGGTATTGTCCGGCTGTTCGCCAAGCAGGCTGTAAAAACCGTCTGGGGCATCAAGCACATCTACCGTGTCGCCAGAAGGTTTGACAAAAGTCCCCAAAGGGGCGTCCCTGTCAGACAGCGCATCCCGATACCCACGCGCCACGCCTTCCGCCTCGGCAGCATACAACCCATGCCCATAAGCCTGCGCGCCTTCGCCGGTACCAATCTTGTCCATCCTCATTCGGCCCATAGGGAAGTCCTGCAAAACCTCAGAGCCAGATGGAACGTCGGGCAAAACGTCTGGACGTCCAACGATGTATTCCGTGCGACCATCGGGATAGCGCACAAGACGCTCCGCATTGAAGTCGTGCGGTGAACCTTGATAGGCGCGAATGCCTGTCGGCGTTTCGGCAGCCGCAGCCGCCAGCAGCCCAGTGGATTTGTCGGCGTTGGCGGCAACAATGCCTTCATCCCGCAACCTATTATAAGTGCGCCGGAGTGATGCTTCGCCAGCCTCCGTCAGACCGCCGGTGAGGGCGTACGGGTCTTGGCTCCGCATCAAGTATTGAAGTTCGCTGCCGATGCCCCTGCCCCGCATCTCTCCGACAACAGCAAGGTCAGTCATGTCACCACGCGGCATGGCGTAACCAACAACGTCCATTTCCCCGACATCAGGATTGAACGCAGTAGCGTATGCCGCGCCGTCAGGTGCCTGATAAAACGAAACACCCTCCCGCTCGCTTACTTTGCGAGCATTACGCGGCAGCATCCCATACATATCTCCCATCATTAAATTAGGGCGGTCATTGGCGTCCACACGGAGACCTTGCGGGTTGACCCTGCGAAGATAATCTTCAAAGTTGCCTGCACTTGCAACGCGCCCACCCACGCCGACACTGCCCGCAGGGCGAACAGCAGCCCCGCCAGCGCCCATGGCAAAGCCAGCCGTCCCCAGCGCCTCCATGGCAGCGTCTTGCGCAGGTATAAGCCCAGCAGCCGCAGCGCTGGGGGCGTCAACAGCAGCCGCAGCAGCCTCGGCACCACCCAGCAAGAACCCCGGCACAGCAGGGCGGGCCTGACCCGTTGTGAACGCCTCAAAGCCAGACAT